GAAAACATCTCCAACGAGGAATACCACCTCGACCCAGCTCTCAGCGCAAGCGGGGCTAAGACGATTGCGATGCAGTCGCTGGCCCACTTCAAGTACGCAAAGCGCAGGGCGAGCACCGCCTTCGACGTCGGCACGGCGGTACACACGCTTGTGCTGGAGCCGCACCTGAAGGGGACCGTCTGGTGCGGCCCTGAGACACGTCGCGGCAAGGACTGGAAGGAGCAATACGCAGAGGCTCAGGAGGCGGGAGCCGTGTTGCTCACTGAGGCCGACTACCAGCAGGCCGTTGACATGGCGACATCTGTGCGCTCGAACGCAGCCGCGATGGAGCTGCTGGGCGGTGACTTGCTGGTCGAGGCCAGCGTGTTCTCTCACGACGCTGAGCACGGCGTTGACACGCGCTGCCGCCCAGACGGCTGGCGCAAGGACATTGCGGCGGTGATCGACCTGAAGACAACGATTGATAGCTCGCCACAGGGTTTTGCAAAGCAGGTGGCCAACTTTGGCTACCACTTGCAGGATCAGTTTTATCGCAGAACAATGCTCAACGATGGACACGAAGTTGACAGATTTGTGTTTATCGCAGTCGGCAAGGACGCGCCCTACCCCGTGGGCGTGTACGAATTGGACTACCACTCGCTCGACGAAGGGGCGATGGGGGTGCAATACGCTCTGGGCAAATATGCTCAGGCGTTGAAGACGAATGTGTGGGATTACGGATATGGAGATCTGCAAACGATCTCTATACCGCCCTATGCGTTCAATTTTACCACGGCAACATAAGTCAGGAGACACACATGCCAATCTCATTCGGATCAAAAGACAGCGACGGCGCGAGTAATTACATTCGCGCTAACCTCCCACAGAACCGCTGGTGGGCAAAGACGGATCAGGGCGATGAAAACATCGACATGGATCGAGGCTTCGCGATAGACATTAAAGACGTGACCTTCGGTTGGCTTCACATCGACGTGGGCGTTCGCGACTGGCAACCGTGGCCCAGCCCCTCGCAGGGAACGCCACGCCCAAGCGACAACCATAAGAACGGGTTCGAGGTGAACTGCTGGCTGTCAGATGGGCGTCCAGCCTCGTTCTCTGGCAACAGCTATGGCCTCGGCCAGTTCATCGCCAAGCTCTACAACAAGGCGGAGACGATGCCTGAGTTTGCGCAGGGCAAGGTGCCAGTAATTCAGGTTACATCATCCACGCCAGTCCTAGTGGGTAAGGGTACGAGCTACGATGTGGGCTTTGAGATTCGAACGTGGATCGACAGACCTTCTAGCGAAGCACCAGCAGCGCCTGCGCCTGCGCCTGCGGCTGCTCCAGCGCCAGCACCGGAAGCAGCGCCAGCACCGGAAGCAGCGCCAGCGGCAAGCGGGAACGACTTCGGCTTCTAAGACCTCGGGCGTGGCGGCGGTGTTCGCCGCGCCCTTTTAAAATTTAAAAAGGAATGAGCAAAAATGAGTGAGGCATATTTCAGCAAGGTCTTGCAGGGCGCGGTTGATGACGTTGTGTCGTCGGGTAAGGGTGGCCGCAATGAAGGTCTGAACAAGGCCGCGTTCTCCATCGGGCGGCACGCACACCTCGCGCCCGCCAGCATCGACGATGCGATCTTCTCGCTGCACACAGCGGCCAAGCAGGTCGGGCTAAACGACATGGAAATCAAGGCGACAATCGGGTCAGGCTTCAAGCGTGGCGGCGATAATCCGAAGGAGCTGGAGAACTCGGACGCGACCCCATACATCGCAAGCGAGATGGACCGCCTGATCTCTCGCCTCGCGCAGAAGGATCTCATCATGCGCGACGACGAGACGCGCGCAGACAAGATACGCAAGGCCAAGGAGGCTTGGGAGCGTGCGGTGCCTATCACGCGCGAGAATATAGACGCAGTGCGCCCAGCGCTGCTGTACCTCAACTCTCGCAGCCTGCGCGCGTCCACGGCTGACGGCGTGGCCAAGTTCAGCCCAAACGTATACGACGGGCCAGCGATTATCTTTCCAGCGCTAACGCCAGAGGGTGAGGTCGAGGGCGTGCAGAGCGTGCTGCTCACGCCTGACGGCAAGAAGCGCGAAGTCAACGGCATCAGCAAATACTCGCGCGGCGTGATCGCTGGCAACGTGCTGCGCGTCGGCAATGAGCATGAGGGCGGCGCAATCCTATTATGCGAGGGGCCAGAGGATGCGCTGAGCTTGAAGCAGGCCGTCAGCGGCCACGCTGAAGCGACTATTGTCTGCACATTTGGCAAGGCGGGCATGGCGACGTACAGCCCGCCGCGCGCGTCCGACGTGACGATCTGCGCGGACCCCGACTTGGACGTTGAGAAGTGCGCGGACGTGCTGCGTGGCGACGGGTCAACGGCGGTGTCTGTGGTGCGCTTCGACGCGCTGGGCGTTGAGAACGTCAAGGACGCCAACGACTACCTGCGCGAAGCGGGCGAGGAGAGGCTGCGTGAGGCTCTGGCGGGTGCCAAGCCATACGATGTCGTCGTGCAGGAGCAGATCGAGAGCGAGCGGCAGTGGCCGACTGCCTACACGCCCATCGACCCCGCGCTGATCCCTAAGCGCCGCTGGATCTACGACAATGCGTACATTCGCTCGTACATATCGGTGCTGGCGTCTGCGGGCGGCGTGGGCAAGACGTCCATGCAGATTGTTGAGGCGCTGGCGATTGCGTCAGGCAGGCCGCTGCTCGGTGAGACTGTGCATGAGCGCACAAGCGTGTGGATGGTCAACTTGGAAGACCCGCTCGAGGAGGCGCAGCGACGCATTGCGGCGGCGATGAAGCACTACAACGTCAAGCCAGAGGAAATCGAGGGCCGCTTCTTCGTCGATGCGGGGCGGGACGTGCAGATCAAGTTCGCGACGCAGACCCGCGAGGGCGTCGTGGCCAACGATGAGCTTGTCGAGTACATGAGCGGCAAGATCTCGCAGCACGACATTGGCATGGTGTTCATCGACCCGTGGGTGGGCGCTAACGACATAAACGAGAACGACAACGTGGCTATGAACGCGGCAGTCGCTGCGGCTCGGTGGGTGTGCGACAAGACGGACTGCGCGATGGTCCTCACGCACCACATCCGCAAGGGCAACGGTGAAGACGCCAACATCGACAGCGTCAGGGGCGCGGGTTCATTAATCGGCGCAGCCAGAGCCGCGCGGGTCATCAATAAGGTGAGCCAAGAGGACGCGATGAAGCTGGGCTTGGGGGAGCTGGAGGCGCTGGGCATATTCCGAGTGGACGACGGCAAGGCTAACCTCAGCCCGCCCGCAGCAAAGGCTGTCTATCGCCGCATGGAGGGCGTGGAGCTCCCAAACGGGGAGTGGGTCGGCGTGGCGATCCCGTTCAAGATGCCCGACCTGTTCGACAACGTGACGGCCAAGCACGCTCAGCAAGTGCAGCGCCTCGTAGGGGCTGCCGCTGAGCGTCAGGAGCCCATGCGTGCCAGCATGCAGGCGAAGTCGTGGGCGGGACACGCGGTTGCCGTCGTGCTGGATCTCGACATGGACAAGGCTCACGAAAAGGCGAAGGCAAAGGCAATCTTGGCAAAGTGGATCGAGACTGACGTGCTGAGGCTGGACGAGTGGCCAGACAAGCGCGCTGGCCGTGACGTGAAGGTCGTGGTCGTGGGTGAGTGGATAACAGGGGAGGAAGCGGGAAGTACGAGTGCCTAAAAATCAAGTTTACCAATAAAACAAAGGAAATGAACATGGATACTATCGACATCGCAATCTCATATGTACACGAAAAGGGCTACGCTTTTGGCGTTGTCCCAGATACGGGGGAGCAGTGCTTCATCCCGCCACACGTTCTCGACGGCGCTGGCGTGGCGCGCGGGGACGTCGTGTCGGCTCACGTCGTGACCAATCCAAACGAGGATCAGCGTCAGAACACTCGCTGGTGCGCGGTTAACTTAGCCACGGGCGGCAGCGCTATCGACGCGCAGCCTCCGCTGGATACGCCCCGCGAGCGCGTCTCCGCGCATGACTTAGACGCGGAGGTGCTTAACGAGGTGTGTCTCTCAGCGTATCTTTCGACGAGCGAGATAGCGAAGGCTCTTGGCGTGGACACCACCACCGCACACAACTCTGCCGCGCGACTATTCGCGGCCAAGAAAATCGTCAAGGCGGAGGTGTACGCAAGGCCAGACCAGTCGCGGGCGTCGTTCGTGCTCTGGGCGAAGGTCACGTCAGACTTTCTCGGAGCCGATGACCGATGACCCGCGCGCTTTACGAGAGCCCGAGCGACAGGGACAACGAGCAAGCGAATATCACTCCAGACGAATTGCGCAAGCTGCTGCGCTACGAGCCAGAGACTGGCAAGCTATTCTGGAAGGAGCGAACTCCCGACATGTTTGAAGACAGCAAGCAAACCGCCGAGCATAAGTGTAGCAGGTGGAACAGCCGTTTAGCTGGTAAGGAAGCCCTCAATAGCATAAACATTGAAGGCTACAAACGCGGCTTGATATGGAGCCGCCAATACATTGCACACAGAATTGCGTGGGCTGTGCATCACGGGAGCTGGCCAGAGCAGCAAATCGACCACATCAATGGCGTGAAAACCGATAATCGCATGTGCAACCTGCGCGATGTGTCAGCGACTGAGAATGGCCGCAACCGCACGCTGCAAGCAAACAGCACGAGCGGAGTTACTGGCGTCAACTGGAATAAGGGAGCGAGGAAGTGGCGGGCGTGCATTCGCGTCCAGCAGAAGTATGTTTACCTTGGGCACTATAGGGCCATAGATGACGCCATAGCGGCCAGAAAGGCGGCGGAGATTGAGCACGGTTTTCACCCAAATCACGGTAGATCTAAGTGAGCTTGGTGTTAACCACACCTTCGTTTTCAAGGTGTGGAAGTGTTGTGGAAGTGTGGAAAAAGAGGCCCATTTCACTACCACCACACCACTACGCTTATATTAAGCGTGGTGTGGTGGCGGTGTGGGACGTTGCGGAAATAAGGTGTGGAGGATTTAAGGTGTGGAAGAGCGAGAGAGTGGGGGCGGGGTATCATGGCTAAGTTGAAGAGTAGGGCGAAGGGAAGGCTGGATCACAGGGACGTGAAGGCGAGGGGGAGCCTGAACAATGGCGAGGGGATTATCAGTGCTGGCGTGTGGGGGCAGTTAAGGCCGCTCGATGAGAAGGCGCGCAAGAAGATCGAGCGCTGGGGCGATACGCTGCCCGACTTGGTGTCGCCAGAGTTGGCAGGTAGATTTGAGGCTGCGTATGAGGCGCTGGGCGTAAAGGTAGCCGCTGGGGATGTCGTTGGCACGAACCAGATTGTCTCGCAGCTCATGCGCGCTTGGGACATCTTGGAGGCCGAAGCGGAGGCGGCGGGGCATAAGCCGCTGCCGCCTGACGCGTACTGCGTCGATCTCAAGGGGCAAATTGTGTGCATCGCAGTGTCTGGCGTGTTAGAGTTGCGCAACAAGCATCCAGAGTGGACAGTGTACAGCTTTGAGGACGCGGCGAGGATATTGAGGCACGACTGGTCAGAGGCGTTCCTCTCGGATGCGTTCAAGGCGTTCCCAGAGGCAAGGGTGACGAAGGTCACGCGCGAGCCGACAGTCCCAGTCAAGTGGGATCTCGGCGGAGACGAAATACCGTTTTGAAGGAGAAGAGAATGAACAGGAAACAGTTGCTCGAAGAGGCGGGCAGAACCATCGCAGGACAGCGTCAGGACGACTACGGAGACGCGAGGCAGTCGTTTGATCGCATCGCGGCCCTCTGGAGCGCCTACACAGGCTCTAAGGTCACCAGAACGGACGTGGCCAACATGATGGTGCTGTTGAAGGTCAGCAGGGCGCGCACGTCGCCTGAGAAGATCGATAGCTGGCTCGATATGGCGGGATACGCCGCGCTCGCAGCGGAGATGGTGTCGGATGGCTAGGTCAGCACTCGCAAAGCAGAAACTCGCTGAGCTCGACGAACTCGGTGAAGACGAGATCCTTGATCGCATCGCGTCGGGCATCAGCATGCGTCAAGTGACGCGAGACTTGGGCGTGGGCCACAAGCTCTGGTACAAGTGGATCGACGCAGTGAGCGGCAGGCGTGGCCGCTATGAGGCGTCTCTCATGGAGGCTGCGCACTTCTACGCTGATAGGGCCGTGCAGACGGCGCAGAACACGGAGCCGTCTACGGCCAACGCAGACAGGCTGCGCGTGGACACGGACAAGTGGTATGCGTCCAAGCTGAACCAGCAGTACGACACGCGCCAGCGCGATGTGGCGATCAACATCAGTGTGAGCGACTTGCACGCTCAGGCAGCGCAATTACTTGGCGATGTTGTAGACGCTGAGGCTGAGGACGTGACAGACGATGATGCGTGAGGGGCGCGAAAACGCGCACTGGCGTACTTTCGCTCGGGCGTGCGCGCGTGCCACATCGGCGCGCGCCTCGTCAACAAATAACAAGTATTATGTTGTCTTTCGGGGGCGAAATCACTTTGC